TCATACCACACCACAAACTCATCAAACGACCTCACAATGATATACACCCCTCCTGCACGTTCAACGGCTTCCTGATAGGCTTTCTGTACATCTGACTGCCTATCCTTGCCGTACTTAATCTCTATCTTAACTGACCTTCCTCTGATGGTAGATGAGATGTCAGCAGTACCTTTAGTACTTTGTCCTGGTGTCCATTTGCCAGGCAGCTGCTTATGGTAAGCAATCTCACCTGTGCCTACTTGTATCTTTGCTCCCTCCCTGTACTGACCTTGAGATGAGATACGCTCAGCTTGACCACCTTTGTAGGTGATGTAAGCAATCACACACTTAGTCAGTGCGTTGGCTGAGTTATCTGACCACTTAGTGAAGGCCATGTACTTCTCATCCAGTGATGGATACTTAAGTCTCAAGTCCTCCAGCTCGAGTGCCTTAAGTAGTTGTGCGTTTGTTTTGTTCATTTGATTGGTGGGTTACCGATTATACAATCGTAGGTTATCTTATCAATCACTTGTTGAGGTGTATAATATACTCCATCTAAGTGTAAATCATGGATCAGTTGTTCTAAGTAGTTCATATTAAAAAAGTTTAGTTTGTGCTGTATGGTTATTTATTCTCTGCATTGCCTTATCAAAGTACTCTTTGTCAAGTTCACAGGCTGTAAGGTCAAAGCCGTACTCATGGCACGCAATAGCTATTGAGCCACTGCCTAAGTGGGTGTCAAGTATCTTGTCTCCTTGTTGAGCATATTTGTCAAGAAGCCATTTGTAAAGTGCAACAGGTTTTTGGGTTGGGTGGATTTTGCCATTCTTAGGTGTTGGTAATTTATAAATCTTAGCCAACTTGTCAAAAGAAGTCCAAGCTAATTCTGCCATTGCGAGCGTAAAATCATCGCTTATTTGTTTATCCCAAACTAAAAAACATCTTGTTGGCGGCAAATCAAAATAGTTACCTCCCCAAATAATCTGATTTTTTGACACTCTAAACAATTCTTTAAAGTATTCTTTTTCTGGAACGCAATCCCACCCTTTATTTACCACTTCATTGAATTGCATTTTGCCACTATTTCCGCCTTTAAATTTCTCACCTATCCCATACGGCGGGTCAACAATAGCCAAGTCAAAATAGTTATCTGGATAGCGAGCCATGAGCTCCATGTTATCCTCGTTAGTTATTGTCATTGTCTATTTTTTTAACCCATTTATAAATACATTCTCTCGATACATCTAATAGATCAGCCACACTGACCTTGTTTAGTTTTTTGTTAGCTTGATACATCACCTTGAACTTGTCAAATTTACTCTTCCCTGGATCGTTTTTTATTACATCCTTGAGCTCTCTTTTTTCTGCTGATTCTATCTTAACTTTTTTACTCATGTTGATAAAGTAGTGGGACAGTTTCTCAGCTCTCAACATAGAAGGCTCCATTAGAGTGCCGTAAAAATACTCTCCTGGTTGATCGTATGCCCACAAAGAATTGATTAACATAGCGAACCTTGGGATGTAGCTCTTCTGTTTAGGTAGCATTGACTTCATATACTCATTCTCAGCATCACTGTTTTGCATCTCAGTTATCTGATTAAAGATTCGAGTCCATTGTTGCTTAGATGCCTTGCTCATGACTACCACTAATGGCTCAATGTCATCCTCCATGTTATACTTAACCCACTTCATTTTTACCTCTTCAAAAAACTTGACTATATAGGCATCATACCATACTGATGTTGATACATCCATCTCATTCTCATTGTAAGATTCCACAAACAAGTCAGGAAATGATATCAACATCCTATCTGTAAATCCATTTTCTTTGTTCTCTTCTGTATTAAAGGCATCAAATATTGTCGGCTGTATACCACCAAGCACTGGTATATGTGGCTTGTCAACAAATGAACTCTTAGCAGTCTTCCTGTTCATGCTCACAGCCTTACCACTCCAGCAGGAAAGCCAAAACTCAAGGTCAGAACCTGCTCTATACTTGTTCATATCCTTGAACCATCCTGCAAGCTCATCCTTGAACACACCTACTGAGTTCTTATTCTCTTCATGTAGGTCAACCAATGCCTCAAGTGTAATATCATTTACTATAAATTGAGTCTTTTTAGGCTTCCTTACCTCTTCTGAATGCTCTTTCTCTTGCTTATCTTTTTTCTCATACTCAACCCACTTAGAATACTCCTTAATATACCGTTTGATGTGGGTGTTGTTTACAGATTCAAGTGGTCTTATTATCTGGTTGATGCTTGGAGTCTTACCAATACCTGCCTTACCTACCAATGAGATCCATAAGGTGCCAGTCTCAAGCCATCCTTTCTTGACCTCTACCTTTAATGAGTTGCCTACTATCACTGACAGCATCCACATAAATGCACAGCCCATGTAGTCGATTGATAAGCCTAATGTGTGAGCAGATTCTAAGATAAAATGTTGTATATTCTCTGGATAGATGTCAATAGGGAAGGTTAATTTACTAACATCTACTTTAGGCTTGTCATCCAGTTCTATCTGTGGTACTCTACGAGATCCAAATCCTTTATCATATAGGTCATTGGCGGCTTGTTTAAAGTCTCCAAAGTGATATTTGTGAGCGTATACAGCAAATGGACTAAGTAACTTCTCAGCTGGATACTGTGTGCCTGTACTAAACAGATACATACATCCACTATCCTTGTACACATAGCCTGAGTGAGGTGACTCAGCTCCATGTCTACGTACAATATAGCTCTTAGTAGTGTTCCTTACAATAGTAAACTCATCACTGATAAGGTCAATGGTGTTATTCTTTGAGTTGTAGTCATCCCATGGAGTGACCTCATCCTCATTGGTTGAGTATTGTTTTTTAGTTGGTTTGTCAAGGTTGACCTCATCAATGTAGTTGTATGTCTTAGATATTGACCAGAGTATCTCTCTCTCTTCCTCTGTGATATACTTGATATCATGATACTCATTATCTCCATGGAAGTTGCCATATAGAATGAATTGACCACCTACTCCCCTGGTCTCAATGATAGCCTCCTTCATGCCTTGTAGCTTAGCTATCTTGGTATTGCCTTGCACCTTTGTACACTTGTAGATGATGTGGTATCCATCTCTCATAGTCTTAGCTATGACAAACTTATAATCAAACTCAGAGATGTTATCTCGTAGGAAGGAAATGTACTCATTCCACCAGGCTAACTTCTCTGGAAGGGATGAGAATACTTTAAGATCTATATCAATGCACTCAATGTCATTAACACCTGAACGGCATCCATACAATGGTGCTGTAAGTTGGTCAATCTCATCATGCGTCTTGCATGGTTTGGATGTCCATTTGCTCTCAATAGGTTTCTTAGTAGCATCACAAGGAATGATACTATAGCCTTGGGAGGCAAGTTTTTTTAAATAATCTTTTGTTATCATATCACGCTAATTTAAACCACGCTAATTTAAAAATAGGGGAAAGGCAGCGTGAACCTTTTAAGTGGATGCCTCCGACAACCCCTTTGCAAATATACTTATTTATCTCAAACAACAATCAATAACTTATTAACAATGAAAAGTGTAAACTAATTTAGAAAAGTGTACACTCCAAGTGTAAACCAAGTTGACAGTAAAATCTTAGTATTTACAAGGGATACAGAGCTTTTTTAGTGTAAACTTACACTTTTTTTAAAAAAGTACATTTTTGATGAGGTAAAAAAATAATTTATTTCCTACTGTAAACTTGTGTAATGTGTACACTTTGACTGTAAGTAACTGATATGTAATATTTTAGCTGTGTAAACCACTGTAAACTACTGTCAACTCAAGTTTACACCACAAAAAAACCCCCAGCCAATCAAGGAGGGGGTCTTTTCGGATAATCAATCAGGTAAAAGCAGAGCTAAGATACTTCATTTGTTGTATCTGGATGCACTTTGTACTGATTATTTTTCAACTTAAATTGTATAAGTTTCAACTGATCCATGTTGGTGCAGCTCAGGATGTCTTGCACCAGGCTTCGCTCAATGGTGAACCCAGTAAACTTGAGTTGCTCTTCCATCGTGTAAAAGTCATACATATTGTCATTGATAGAGGTGTAGTTCTTATGCACTTTGATGCCATGCATTATCGAGGCATGGTCTCTGTTAAACATATCACCAATACTTGCGTATGGTATGCCCTGGTTTCTCAGTAGATTGTAAAGGTAGTACCTTCTGTATGCGTGCTGTCTATGCCGCCCTTTCTTATCCAATTGGTTGAGCAGGATGTATTCAATTATTTCTTTCATTATATATCATTCCTATCATTAGTACTATTATCCCTACACTAAACATTAGTAGTGCCATTTTTGCCTCTTCACTCATTTCGTTAATTTATATTTATTATTACTATCTCTCTCAAGTGTATACCCTAACTGCTTAAACAAGTCAAAGTATCTGTAGACTGTCCTGTCACTCACTCCCAAGTACCTTGCAATGGTGTAGATTTGTCTGGGAGTATCTTGCATCATCTCCATGAGTCTGATGCACCTGTACATCTTAAGTTGATTCATGAGTACTTTGTTGTATAATAGATGGCTTTATAAGCCAGTACTACTGTGGTCATTGTTGATGTCATTTGCTTTGTATTAGTGTTATCACTTCCTGCCAGTACTTCTGTTGATCGTATGTGGCCAATGTTTGGATTGCCACAGCTGAGTCAATAGCGTGCTGCTTGCCTTCTATTAAGCCATGCAGCCTAATTGACCTGGTGTAGATGTCAGTTGCTTTGTCTTTTGTGCTCATTCTATTCTGATTTAAAGGTTTCTTTGTAGTATTGTTGTGCTGATTTATCATCTCTATTGCTATGATAATAAATTCTATCAGCTCCATTATTATCACCTTCATTATAAGCATCTTTTACCTGCTCTTCAAACATTTTATTGGCTTGTTCAATAACACTATTTTTAATATACAACTTTTGTTGTATATGTTCCATTAACCATTCTACTGCTGTTTTCATATCTTACTTACTTTGATTATTAATCCCTCCCACACATCGGTTCTTTGCCTTGCTTGAGCAGATGAGTCTGCTTCTACGTTCTTGCTGGTTATCCTCCAGGCTCCTTGAGTGTATACTCGATAGTGTACTGTCCACATTGTTTATTGCTTTAAGGTAACGGTAGTACAGGCTCTCATTGAACCTATCCCAGCC